TAATTCAATCACACGTAATCCTATGCTACATAATAACGCCCCTGCGGCAGCGACGATATTAGAAGCGTCATTAACGGGTGGGCTAGCAGGCGCACAGGCATCAGCAATCGCACAATGTAAGCCATTTACAACATCACCATTGCTTAATACCCCCGGAACTACTGACTACGGTAAATTGGGATTTGATGGGGTTTCTACACTAGCTATTATAGGCGCACTGGCTAATTTGGCAGAGGCGCAACTAGGTGGTGGTGGTTCAGGACTCACAACGAAACAAATCATATTTATGCGTAGGAGGATTTGATAGATGAATATAACTTATGACACACAATCGTAATGATATTATATGATTGGAAATGTAAGAGAGGGCATGGGTTTGAAGAACTCACCTCTCCTACAATGAAAGAATTAGATTGTCCCACATGTGGTGAGACAGCTACACGCTTAGTGAGTGCCCCTCGCGCTTTACTGGATGGATGTTCAGGAGACTTCCCCGGTGCAGCACAGAAGTGGGAAAGACAACACCAAGCAAAAAACTACGAGGATTAATCCTCTAACAGGACGAGTAGCTCTCTTTCCTAAGAGACTATAACCGTTCTCCTTGAACCGAAAGGAAGGAAAAATATGACTATTGAAGTACACGAAGAGCTTGAAATTGTAGAAGACCCTATTGAAGTCACTGAAGAGAAAGAATCGCCTCTAGCTGGTAAGTCACTGGACGAGTTAATCGCCATGAACGACCAAGCACAGAAGCAAATCTCTAGACAGGGTAACGAGATAGGTGAGTTACGTAATTTAACTGACGAGATTCTACGCAAGCAACTTGAAAGTACGACACCTAAGAAGCAAGAGTCTGAAGTGGACTGGGACTATAATCCTAGAGAAGCAGCAGAAGAACTAGTTAACTCTAAGGTGAGCGTTATCGAGGAAAAACTAGAGAAAGAGGCTTTTCAGCGTTCTTTGTCTGTGTTTGAGAATAAGCACCCTAAGTATAAGCAGATAGCAGAAGAAGAGGCTTTCCGCGAATGGGTAGGTAAATCAGGATACCGTACAGGTATGTACACTAAGGGTAACTCAGGTGACCTTAGTGCTGCTGATGAACTATTCACTGAATGGGAGAATGCTAAACCTCAGACAGACCCAGAGAATGAAGAGAACCAAGATAACGACAGACAGGATAAGCTGAAGGCAGCTAAGATGGAGAGAGGTGGTGGACAACCGAGTACTAAGAAAATATTCAGACGTTCTGAACTACGTGCTCTCCGTCTAAGAGACAAAGAGGCTTATGATGCTCGTGCTGATGAATTTCATCTAGCATACCAAGAAGGTAGAGTTCGTTAGAGCCTACTACACTATTTATTTAATTAAGGAGAACGATTATGGCTTTAGGCACTAATCATATTACAGGACGATTACAAGGAACTGACGGTACGGCCGCAGTATTTACCCCAGAAGAGTGGGAAGATGATGTAATTGTTGCATATAAATCTAACCTAGTTGCGGCTAACAACGTAACTAAAATGAATCACTCAGGTCGTAAAGGCGACACGATTCATATTCCTAAGCCTACTCGTGGTACTGCTTCTGTTAAAGCTACCTCTACACAGGTTACTGTTATTGCTGATTCCAATACGGATTTACCTATCTATATTGATGAGCATTGGGAGTACTCACGTGTAATCGAGGACGTTGCTGCTGTTCAGGCGCTTAACTCTATGCGTCAGTTCTATACTGATGATGGTGGTTATGCTCTAGCTACTCAGGTTGATTACCTGTTGCTGTCTTTGCTGAAGGGCGCTCAGGGAGGTACTAAAGATACTACTCCCGGTACTCCTGCTGCACAGACTATCACTTGGGCATCTGACAAGATTGTAACAGGAGGTGACGGTTCTACTATTTACACTGGTCTTAATGAATCAGCTCTGTCTGATGCAGGTATNCGNACAATGATCCAGACATTGGACGATAATGATGTACCTCAGTCTGAGCGTTACTTCATTGTTCCTCCTGTTGAACGTAATAACCTTATGGGTATTGCACGTTTCACAGAGCAGGCATTCGTTGGTGAAGTAGGTCAAGGTAATACCATCCGTAACGGCCTTATAGGTGACATCTACGGTATCCCCGTATTTGTTAGTACTAACTGCCCTAAGGGTGACTCAAGTGACCGCATTGGTGGTTTGTTCCATAAATCTGCTACTGTTCTTGTTGAGCAAATGGGCGTTCGTGCTCAGACTCAGTACAAACAAGAGTACTTAGCTGACTTGCTTACCTTTGATACATTGTTCGGTTTCGATATTCTTCGGGACGATGCAATGGTAGGTTTCGCAGTACCGTCATAATAGGAATAGGTGATGCCCCTTCGGGGGCTAATCTTTACATTAACATGCTGGAGGTATTGTGGACGACATGGAAACTATAAAACGGATAAATGAATTAACTAGGATTGTTACGAGATCGGAAGTAATTATAGAGGACCTAGCAAGGATTGTTACGGACCATGAATCACGAGTAAGATGGATAGAAAGAGCGACTAGTCTCGTTATGGGTGGTGGTGGGTTAGCCTACTTCTTGGTACAAATATATGTAACTCAGATGCCTAAATGACATTACTAGAACTAGATAAGTGGGTTAACCACGAACTACTTAAAGGGAATGAAGGAGAGACTATCTCCTCTAGATTAGGTAGAAAGATTGAGAGGGAGGATTGCTTCTGGTGTAGGTTCTTTTGTAGAGTGAGCTTACTACCTCTAGCTATATTCTTTGAACAGGGTGGCAAGCATTGTAGAAGATCCATCCAAAACGAGTACAGAGAGAAATAATGACGTACCTTAACTTAATTAATGCAGTACTGAGGAAACTAAGAGAGACTGAAGTTACCTCTGTGTCAGAGAGTTCCTACAGTAGGCTAATAGGGGCCTTAGTTAATGAGGCTAAGGACGAAGTAGAAGATGCTTGGGACTGGTCTCATCTGAGACAAGACGTTAGTGTTAACACTATGGCCTCTACCTCACGGTACGTGGTCACAGGATTAGGGGATAGGTATGACATCATACAAGCTCTTAATATCACAAGAGACAGTGTTATGCAGAGAGTGCCTTATAGCTACATCAAACGTAGTCTGTTAACAGGGACCTCAACAGAGGGCTCTCCTATGTACTATAACATGAACGGTGTGTCTTCTGGTAACCCCTACATGGACGTGTTCCCTGTACCTAGTGGTGTAGAGACAATAACATTCAATGCTGTGGTACGTCAGGCGACGTTAGCTACGGACAATGCTGAGCTTCTTATACCTAGTAACCCTGTTGTACTAGGTGCTTACTACAGAGCTATTAAAGAGCGTGGAGAGGACTCAGGGGATGGTTCAGTGCAGGCAGAGAAAGAGTACAGACGCGTGTGGAGTGCTGCTGTAGCCAGAGATGTTGCAAAGCAAGAGGAAGAGACTACATGGCAAGTCGTTTAATACCTATTACTGTCTCTGCTCCGGGGACAAAAGGACTTAATCTACAGGAACAGGGCTCTTTACTGGGGCCTGAGTGGTGTCGTATAGGTAATAACCTGTCCATAGATAATAGTGGTAGGATAGGAGCAAGAGATGGTTGGGCTAAGTCCCACTCTACTGCACTTACTCTTACTCCTGATGTGGAGCAGATATTTGAGTATAAGCCTAATACAGGCAATAACGTAGAGATATTCTGTGCTGGTAATAAAATATACAGAGACAGGACCTCTCCTGTGGACATCACAGGTGCTCTCTCTATAACAGCTAATAACTGGAAGTTCCAGAACTTCAATGGTAATGTAGTAGGCTATCAAGCACTGCATGACCCTATTATATGGAAAGGCGCAGGTAACTTCACGCTACTGTCTGCTGAAGCAGGCGCAGCAGGGCTTGTACAGTCCAATGAAGTTCTTACTGCTTATGGGCGTACTTGGGTAGTAGACCCAGTAGATGACTCTACGTTACGTTACAGTGATTTACTTATACCTCAGAATTTCAGTACTGGTTCTTCTGGGGCTATAGGACTTAAGGCGGTATGGACACGTGGACAAGACAAGATAATAGCTCTTGGTGCGTTCAATAACCAGCTAATTATATTTGGTAAGGACACTACTACTGTTTACGATGGCGCTGATGAGCTAGCTAACCTAGCTCTTGCTGAAGTAATATACGATATAGGCTGTGTGGCAAGAGACTCAGTGGAGTACATAGATGAGGATATATTCTTCTTGTCTCGTACAGGAGTACGTTCCTACAAGAGAACTATTATACGTAATAAGATGCCTCAGGGAGACATCACTAAGAACGTACGTGATGATATTATCTCTGTTCTAGCAGTAGAGGACGTTAATAAGATACGCTCTGTGTACTCCAAGAGCAAGGGACAGTACTTACTTACCTTCCCTACATCTGATACAGTGTACAATATAGACATTAAGAAGTACGTGTCTTCAGGAGAAGTACGTGTCTTTAAGTGGAACTCAATAAGACCTCTAGCCTTAGCTTACTCAGAGACAGATGTAGTGCTAGCTGGGTTCTCTGGGGGATGGGTAGGTACTCTAACGGGTAAGAATGATAATGAGGACAGTTACTTAATAGAGTTCAGGTCAGCATGGACTGATATAGCTAGCCTAGTACAAGACAGAGCCCTAGCTGCTAAATTAATTATACTCAAGAAGTACGAGGCCGTCCTTAGCGCTAACAACAGCATCAATCCTTCCTTGTCTTGGGACTTCGATTATACTTCTTCAGGGCTCAGTAGACAAATCTCATTTTTAGCTGGTAATTTAGTAGAGTACAATCTATTCCCAGCAGAATACAATATCGCTGAGTACGGTGGTGGCTCAACATCTACTACCTTCTCAGTCAATGCGTCTGGTTCAGGCAGAGTATTCAGTTTCGGTATAACCGTGTCTGTTAACTCCGTTGATATTAAGTACCAGTACGCTAATCTAATGTTTAAGCTAGGGAGAATAACCTAATGACAGATTATGTAAAAGCCACAAACTTCGCTGCTAAGGACAGTCTACCCTCAGGTAATCCTAGTAAGCTGATAGTTGGTGCAGAGCATAACGTAGAGTATGATAGTATAGCTACTTCTTCGGCAAGTAAGGCTAACAAGATAGCCTCAGCCACTAACAATAGGCTAGTGTCTATGGATGGTGCTGGTGATATTAAAGATAGTAACATAGCTACTGATGGAGCGGGTAACATTACTGCGGACCTGATAGGTAATGCTGATACAGTAACTACCAATGCTAGTCTAACGGGTCCTGTAACTTCTGTAGGTAATACTACTTCTATAGCTACGGGAGCAATAACAGCCACACACCTAGCTCCCAATTCCGTAGGCTCTTCTGAGATAGCCCCTAATGCTGTAGGCTCTGATGAGATAGCTGCTAATGCTGTAGGGTCGTCAGAAATAGCCCCTAATGCTGTTAGGTTTTCTGCTGAGATATATAGCTCAATAGTTTCTGGGAGTTTCCTTACGACAGAGGCCCTTACAGTTTTAGGTGCAGGCGTATGGAACTTATATAATCCAGGCCCTCCTAGTGCTGAAATCCATATTAGGTGTAATGGTGTAGCTAGACGCTCTCTTGTTATATCATCGGAAGTCGCCACACAAATAGTGTCGGATGGTCTTAATGTTTGGTACAAAAGTGGGTCTGGTGGGACTTACCTCCAGTACTCAAGGATATTCTCATAATGAGAATTATAACTAACGAACTAGGGGAATCTAATGGGACTTGACATAGGTGGAGCTCTAAAAGGAGGGCTCACAGGCTTTGCTGCTGGTGGTCCTTGGGGTGCTGCTGCTGGGGCCGCTGCTGGTGGTTTCTTAGGAGGAGACACTCCTTCAGCTCCATCAGTAGAATTCAACCCAGCCAATATTAGCTCTGGTTCTGGTTCGGTTAACTACGATAAAGGCACTAACACATTCAATGCAGAACTAGACCCTCGCCTTAAGCAGATACAAGAAGGTCTGTTCGGTGCAGGTTCTAGCTTCTTAGGTGAACTGGACTCGTTCAACCCGGATGAGTTCGGGGCTAACGTCACGGACAGACTACGTAGACTAGCTGCTCCTAAGGAGAGTCAGGATAGACTCAACCAAGAGAATAGGTTATTCTCGCAAGGGTTACTTAATAGTACTCTAGGTGGGGAGAGACAAGAGAATCTATACACTGCACAGGCACTAGCTGAAGAGCAACGTGTGGCCAGAGGGTTCTCTCTGGGTCAGGATGTACAAGGTAATCTACTAGACAGGGGGCTTAGGTCCTTCAATGCTGGTACTAACCTAGAACAGTTACCTCAAGGTCTTCTTAATGCTAGCCTGTCAGGAGGTAGAGGTAACCTACAGGCTGATACGACTAATGCTAGCAATGCTTTCGAGAGCTCTAAGAATCAATCAGATAAAGACGCTGCCTTCACTTCCTCTTTCTTGAGTGGGCTAGAAGGTTTCTCCGGGGGCTCAGGCAATAGCTTCAGTACAGGGCTTGATAACTTTATGAACGGTACTGATTTCTCTGACGCTGACCTAGACTTCTTTAACAACTACGATATAGGGGCATAACATGGCTGGATTATTTGGTGTAGAGTCTCCTGAAGAAGTACGCTCACGTATAGGCCGTACTGGGAGAGAGCAGGACCTAGGCTTAGCTCAGCTATCTCCGGGTAGAGGTGGGGTAGCACTAGCTTCTCAGTTAGGTAGAGGGGCAGCACAAGGAGGCAAGCAGCTCTTAGGTGCACCCGCTCCCGGAGCAGCTCAAGCAGACAAGAACTCCCTTATACGCTCAGCTATTAATGAGGAAGCTACCTCTCAGGGTATTACTAGAGAGAAGAACCCAGTGGAATATCTAGGTCTTACCTCACAAGTACTAGCTGAGAATGGAGAGACACAGGCTGCTGCTAACGCTCTTAAGTTCGCTACACAGATGGATAAGCTAACTAATTCAGACAGTACTGCGCTGGAGAAAGACACTCGTCAGATATTCGGTCTAGATAAGAGAGATAAATTAACTCCTGCTGCTAAGACCTTTATGCAGAAGATAAAGACTCTACAGAGTGTGCCTAGAGCAACCTCAGGTGTCATACCTTCTGATAAGACGACTACGCCTTCACAAATAGCTAACTCTAGTACGTTCATAAAGAGTGTTATGGGTCCTGATAATCCTTTAACACTTAAGACTGCTGGTAATGAGACTAATGAATTCTCTATTAAGGACTTCGTTAACCCAGACAATAGACGTGCTTTCTTACTAGCTCATGCTAGTGAGGTACGGTCACGTCTTAACGCTAACAAGCAGAAAGGTAGTACCCCTCTTGATGAGAACAAACTACGTTCAGAAGTGTTCAAGGAGATGCAGGGCTACCTAGAGGTAGAAGGAGACAATGCACTATTCGACTTAGGGGATGAGCAGATTAGATTCAATGCTGATGCCTTTGGTTCACGTGCCATCCTAGAGGATGCTCTTAGTGAAGAGCCTACTACTATGACTGGTATAGACGAGAGACTATAACAATGCCTGTTGATGATAAAAACCCTATAGCGGCTTCTTTTGGGGTAGACACTAAGCCCCAGAGAGCTGCGCTTAAGCAGCCAGCCCGTACTACTAGTACGGCTAAAGATAAGAGCAAGAGTGAGGTAACCTTTAAGCAGACTACCACTTCTATAGGTAGAGGCGTGGAGATACCTAAGGGGCCTGAGGATGAGCAAGAGCTAGAAGATATCAAAATGAAGGACGGTTACATAGTAAGAGGTGTGCCTAAGTCTGCTACTAATGCTCAGATATATGAACAGTACAATAAAGCTAATGGCTTTAGTTCTGTTAAGGGCTATGACCCCGGTATCTTACAGAAGTCAGGTGACTTCCTTACGGATGTAGGTAAGGCACTAAAGATTAACTCAGGGGCCGCTCCTGTAGTAGCTCTCAGTAGAGCACTCTTTGATACTAAGGAAGCACTGGCTCCTCAGTATGACTCTAATGGGACCTTCCAAGGGTTCAAGCAGTTAAGTAAACAAGAGACTGCACGACAGAGAGAGCTCTCTACGGAGGCTTATGCTAGGGCTATCAATGCTCCTGAGGAGAACTCTGCGGCTGATATAACAGCTCAAGTAGCTACTCAGTTCCTTGACCCTATCAACATAGGCCTATTGGCTGTCGGTGGTGCTACTAATACGTGGGCTAGATTCACTAAGATATTCGCTGCGGAAGGCGCTGCTGGTGGTGTTACTGAGGTAGCTCAACAGACTAATGAAGGTGCTGAGCTAACTGACGTAGACAAGAACCAAGTAGCTCTAAGAGCAGGGCTACAAGGACTAGCTGGTGCTGGCCTAGATAAAGCATTCGGGTTCTGGCAGATAGCTAGGATAGAGTCCAAGGGCTCTGATAAGACCCTGAGCAAGACACTAGATATACTAGAAGATGAGGTTACTAAGAATGTCCGTAAGGGTTACGTTAACCCTAAGTTAGCTGACCCTAACAGACCAGCTATTCTACGTGCCCTAGAAAAGACAGGCATGACCTTCAAGAGCGTAAAGAAAGCTACTGATAAACTCAACAAAGAGGTTGACCTGTCAGGTGAGAAGCTAGCGTTACTTCCTAACAAGATTAAGGCTGGCCTTGGTATTAATAAGATACATCTCCCTAAAGGTCTAGAGAGAGTAGTTACTCCTATGAGCTCTGTGCTCAGGGACATAAACTCTCGTCTGTTCGGTAAGCTACGTAGACATGACTTTGAAGTAGCTAAGATGGAAGGAGATACTTACAGAGCGTCTCAGGAATTCTTAGCACGTGGGCAGAAAGGTCTAGTGAGCAGAACTCTTAATGCTTCAGGTGCCAGAGCTTCTGGTATTAAGGGTAAGGTTAAGTTACTAGATGGTAGGGTAGTTAATGCTGAGGAACACCTACATGGACTAGTCATTAATGGTGATTCTGCTCAGGTACGTAAGTTAGGGCAGGATATTGATGACCCTCTCCTCTACCCCGCTTACCTAAAAGTCAGAAAAGAATTAGACAGCAGACAGGAAAAGATGGTTGAGTTAGGTATCTTGAGTGAGGGGGTTAAGGACTTCTTCCCTCGTTCGGTTAATGATGTCAAGGGTCTCAAGAAAGCCCTAGGTAGGGAACAAGAGGATGCTGTTAACTCAGCACTAGCGACAGCGGCTAGGCGTAAGGGTGCTGCTCTGGATGCTACTGAAGAGGCTGCTGTCTTTGATAGGTTCCTTACTGGACGTTCTAAGATTATCACTTCTGGTAGAAAGATTACCTCAGGAAGAACCATAGAGGTTATTCCTACTAAGCTCCTGCCTTTCTATGACGACCTTAATACTTCTCTAGTTAGGTACATAGATGATAGTTCTAAGATGATTGCTCGTAAGAGATTCTTCGGGGACCATTCTAACTCTAGCACTACTATCAATGATTCTATAGCAGACCTAGTAAGGACAGAGACAGCTAAGGGACACATGTTAGGCAACCAAGAAGAGATGGATGTATTACATAGTCTCCTTGAGTCACGTTTTGTGCATGGTGCTATAGGGCCGGGTAAGTTCATACAGAATATACGTAACATATTCTATACATCTACGTTAGGGCAGTTCACGTCAGCAGCCACACAGCTAGCTGACCCAGCTATTGGTGCATTCATTAACGGTAT